AAGTCAACAGTCTCACCCCAGACCTGATGCTGCCGAAAAAGCAGTACTTCAGTGGGGTGTCGATGAAGCGTGACCAAGCCGAAGATCACCACTTGGTGTTGGCAGAAGTCACGTGCCACGACCTCTGGACTGAGCAGATGTTTGACGACTTGATGGACACACTGAAAGCAGTTGAGGACGCCAAGCCAAAGAAGCATAGGAGGACGGTAACAAGTCAAGACGTAGTTGACCACATCACCATGGGCAATGGTCTCCAGTTGGACTTCGTGGACGACTACAAAAACTACTACTTCGGGGTGCATCGAGACTATATCCAAGAGTTTGGTATCGATGGGCAACAGACCTTCAGCCGCGAATTAGAAGAGCCGCAAGAGCATGTGTTACCAATCAGTCAATAAAGTGCCTTTCGTGGCCCCAAGCCAGTGGGGGCCACGACGTCCCTTTATTTTTTTTTGTTAGATTAGTTTTAAGGAGTTAATATGAAAGCCGTAAGTAATGAAGTTAAAAAAGTAGTTAATGACATGTTCACAGCAGGTGAGCCTCTCATTGTAAAGCCCGGTGTCCCAAACAAAGATGTAAGAATTGACGACCACGGTAAATGGCGCGGTTGGTTCATAGACAAAAAGATGGAAGATGGCACCAAGGAGTTCAGAATCACAGGTAAGAGCTTCTTCGTTGCATTCCTAGACCGAGGCCAAAAGGATCTCGTGCCGGTGCTCTTCCTAGTTCACAAAAACTTGAACAAAGACACCTATGGCAAGTTAAGCGTGTGGGAATACTACCTCCCAATGAAAAGCATGGCACATGCCCGCAAGGTAATCATGGACTTATGCCAACGCCAACAGAAGAATGATGAACGCGGCAAACTACAAGGAAGATACTTCTTCAAGACCGCTGAGTACAATGGCCTCCCAGTTTGGAAGATGAACCGATCATTTATCCCAAGCACAGAAACCTTCGAACAAGAGATCGTAGATGTGTACGCGCAAATTGTTCGCGAATACTGCGATCACTTCAACATGATTGCCAAGGAATTCCAATCTGATGAGGGGATTGATCAAAACTGTAGCGAGTTTACAGAGGTAGAAGTACAGTACTTTGACTCCGAAGACAGATACGACTACTCGGAGGTACGCTATGTATAAACCAGACAACAGGTTCCTACAACCACGCGAGTCCATCCACAGGACACGCCTCCAAACCATCCTCCTGATTGTTGCATCCAGCAGCATCGGTGGCTTCATCCTGATTGCCGCCGACTCACTCTTCCAAGCACAATAAAAGATGGTGGCCCCGAAAGGGGCTGCCACTCCCGCCTGGCACGACGCCGGAATAAACCGCAAGAGCAACAGCATGGAGGTGTCCATGCGATACAACCTCAACCGCAAGGGCTGCAAAAGCAGGGGCATGGAGGTATCCATGCAATACAACCTCGGAACACCAGCGCCTCCGCCCCAAGCCCGAGACCACCACCGAGACCAAAGAGGGAGGGCCAGGGGGCAGGAACTATCATAGGTTATGCAATTTTTTTTGTGCATTGAATCCAAACAGTTTGTAAATAATAAAGGAGCCGCCATGAACATCAAAAACACCCCAGAAGGCCAAGAAACAATCACCCTTCCAATTGCAACACTGTACAAAATTCTAAATGAATTTAGCCAAGACGACCAACATATCTCAATTGAGTTTCATGATCTAGACACCCACCAATCATTATCTCCTGAAGAAGACCGAGTAATTAGGTTTGTGCTGTGGGATACCGGTATCAACGGAGAACAGTCAATTCGTCACTGTATGGAATGGGAAAACATGCCATGCCCCAAACAAAGAATTAAAGACCTCGAAGAGTATGTTGAATTTTATGACAAAGAGATTAAACGAAAAGAAAGAGATATAGAATACCATCTAGCCATGAAAAAAAGAGCTAACATCGGTATTTCCAAAGGTATGAACGCCATCCCAAAAGAATTGAGATGGGACTTTCTTAAGCACTTCGATACAAATCTTACGATCAAAGATGGGTTGGACTTAGTTGAAGACCCTCTAAATAACGAAGCAATTAAAAGGTAAAACGCTTTTCCCTTCCCCCCCCCTTTCAGTATGGGGGGGAAGGGAAAAGCTTACTACTTAACCAAGGAAAGCATAGACGTGGAAACAAACATCAATGCAAAGGAAATAGTAATGTATGAAGATCTGGATGTCGAGTGGGAAAACACTAACGAAGGTTATGAAGAATATCGGCCAAATATAGCCTGCTCATTTCAAAACAAACTTATCTCTGCATTCATCAGAGTTGATGCAGAGATAAATGACCGCCCATTATACGACTTGTTTATACGAGTAAAAGAAAGAACAGGGGATACCCTATACCAGATTGCATCAAACCAGAGAGCATACCAATGCTTAGCTATTGTTAAGTCAATAGAAAAAACAGGAGGAAAACAATGTTACACAATGAATTCGATATCACTGTAAGCTACTCAGTTAATGTAACAAGCACAGGTACTCCGCCGGGAAAAGATAAGTCTGGCCAAGTAATTGAACCTGCTGAAGGCATTAGCTATGAGATTGAGTCGTTTCGTATTGGAGATAAAGACTTCCCCACGTCAGGACTCAGCTTAGCTGTGTCGGTTGGCATAAAGTCTTATCTAGAAATCATAGAACAGATCGAAGAACACGCGAAAGAAAACATCGAATCAATGATTGAAGACAATTAATCAAAGGGAGTTATTATGGATAACGTGCATGAAATATACTTGGCCATTCATCCTGACGCAGATTCAGGCGAGTTAGTAATGAGGACAGCCACGCATCCATATGCTGCTGCAATGGAGTGCTTTTCTAGGTCTTTAGGTAAGGTTAGCCCAGAGCAATGGGGAGACAAGACAGAACTAATAACAATTGTGAAGGTCTTTAGTATGGAGCAGAACCCACTGGGATTCTGCCCAGGCTTAATTGGTACCGATGACTACGGTAACCCGAAGATTCCACAAGGAGCATCCTATAAAAAAATAGGGGCAGTAGTGATATCTCTAGCAGAGGGCGGGGATGACATTTCATTTAACATTAAATTCATGGAGGTAGCAACGACAATCAATGACATTACAGCGAATTGAAATACAAGGTGTACGCCACCTTATCCTTCACTTTAAGTTCGCAATCAACAATCCAGACGCAAAAATATATGAAGAAGAGGGTTTCTATTTAGCAGAGATCAACGGTGTAGTTTATGTATTGGGATGGTTGGATTCTGATGGAACGCCCGACAGGGTTGCGAACACAATTAAAAACAAAATAAAAACCAAGGAGTAGTTATGAGGACCGACTTTACTGTGTCTCCTCAGATGGAACTGTCTGACTGGACCATCTTAAAACAAAACGTAAAGCTAAAATCTTTAGACCTTATTGAAATGATGTCTATGGCAAGATCTCAAGAGTTTACTAAAGAGCATGTTAAACAACTGCAAGCAAACGCTCAACATATTATGCAAACACTTGATTCAATAGATGCGGCATTGCTCGATATGGATCTAGAGCTAAGAGCCTTAGAGAACATGCAGCTTCAGATCCAGCTTGGAGATGCAAGCATGAGGGAGATTGGTTGGTTTGAAAAACGGGAGGCAAGAGACTAATGGCACATTTCTTAGAAATATATAGCGATAAAAGCATAGAGAAATGGACTGAAAGGTTGTTTGACGCAAGATTCAATCAAGGTATGAATTACGATGAAGCAACAGCATTCTTAACAAGAAAATACAACGTCACAAAAGATGAGTTAGATGGGATTCGTGAACTTGTTGACATAAACCTAGAGGAATAGCAATGGAAAGAGAACGATATAAAATTGTAAGAGCTTACGCTGATAAGAACAGGCCAAAAAGAGTTGTCAAAAGAGACTTAACTCTTGCCGAAGCAGAAGCACATTGTAGTAGCCCTAAAAGTAAAAAGGAAACTAACGGCTACATAATTTGGAATGAACATTACTACAAAGACTAAGGAGAGAACGATGGGACTTATGATTGAAGCAGGGGCCGAGGCCGTAACATATGAAGACGTATGCAACGCATACATTCCAGAACCAACAGAATCACATTATCCAATACCGCATAAGTTTATTATTGATTCATGCAGGGATGTGGTTCAAACGATATTCCCAGAATTCAAATTAATTAATGAGCAATATGCTTTGGGTGGGAAATGCAGAGAGACAGGCAAGCTTAGGCATATGTTTGGAGTCCATACATATGATACAGGGCATCCAACATTTGGTCTTGCCATTGGTATGCGAAACTCAGTAAACAAAAATTTCAAAGCAAGCATTGCAGCAGGATGCAATCCACTAAGAGACGGTCTTATCGTTTGCAGTAATTTATGTTTTAGTGGTGATGCTTGGGTCATTGGTCGTAAAAACACAATGCATGGTCAAGCAGAACTATACCATAAACTTATTAATAATGCTCATGCAATGAATGACGAGTTCAAAAGAATGACTCGTCAGTTTGATACGCTTGAACTAATTCCTGTTGATCAAGACCGAGGCTATGAAATTATTGGCCACATGGAGGGGACAAAAGTTATCAAAACAAATCAATTCTCAGCAGCACAAGAAGCCTGGAGAAACCCACCACAAGAATCTTGGGAACCTCGCAATGCTTTAAGTTTATACAATGCTGTCACTGAAGGGACAAAGAAAACAAGCCCATCACGAGTATTGGACGAACTAAAAGATGTGCACGGTTATTTCATGGACCGATACAAGATTGTTGATGTAGAGCCAAGAATGCACATGGTCCCGGAGGTAGCATGACAAAGCCACAATACCACACAACAAAGCTGAACCACCTCACGGAGTTTATCCGTGAAAGTGGGGAGCCTGACTTAAGCATTGCTTTAAGAGAGGCGAAGAGGTGGGTTCGAGAAGGCATCGCAACGCTTGGAAAGCCAAAGCAAAAGAACGATCCTAATTGGATTCAAGTAACACCAAGTGCCAAGAAAACATTCGCATTTAAACTAGAAGTTTGGAAAAGGAAAGACTAATGCCAGTAATGACTGAAGAAGAAGTAACAATAACAAGGGCTACATTCCAGAAGGATGAACTTGTAGATCTTTTTGTTAAGAATACAGGGATTCTAAATGACTATGGAACCCTTGATGACAACTACAAGTATACCTTCAGGGTGTTTGACTCTACAGGTAAAAAGGTCTGCGACGATGTTGCAAACGTAACAATCATCCGAGTAAGAGAAAGGAGTATTTAGTGTATCTATTGTTGTATAAAGAGCCCACCAAGAAAACCATTTCCTGGCTAACAAAGAATGCAATACCTATTGCTCCTTTGTGCTGGCTACATAACTCAACAATAGAGGGAACCATCCCGATAAAGATAAACAATTCCACTCTCAAGCAACTGTCTAGTCAGATAGACAGTTGCTCTGAGGGGTTTATTGAATTTGTTGAAAGCAAAATAAAAACCACTCTGTTCAGAGGCATGACAAAAAGATTAACAATTAACAAACTCAGAATGATTGTTGAAGCTTCCCAAAGTATAGAGATTGTAGGACATGCTAAAGATCTTTTAATTATACTCGGAGAAAATGAAGAGACCGACTCTAAGCCAGAAGAAATACCAAAGGATATGGAGTTAGGAATTGACACTGAATCAGTAAAAGAGTATCTGTTAAGACTTGCAAAGAAGCCAAGTATTCACTAAAATATTGCAAAAGGCGGAGGTATTTGGTATGACCAATAAGAAACCTATTGGGTACAAAGAGTTAACTGTGTCTAGCTCTCCACCGCCCACTCCAGTGGAGGCGGTGGAGAGGCTAGCCGCCAGTATAGAGGAGACAAAAGGAGAACTGTTGGAAGATCAAAAGTTCCTAAAGAATCTCTTACAAAAGTGTGTAGAGAACCCAGATTCTTTTGTAAGAGAAAAGAAAGGTGAAGTTTCTGGCGCAGAAAAAAAGATCAAAAGACATAGCCTAAAGGGAAGAACAAACAAGTTGAAATTAGTTTGTTATTTCTCTGATGAAGAAATGAAACAACTTTGGTCTTTAGTTGAGCACCGAGGGGACAGAAGCCCCTCGGATATGGTCAATCAAATAGTCTGCACAGGGCTTGCAGCATTAAGGATGATATGAACACCGAAGGAATGCAACTGGCAAACATTGTACTAGAGTATGTAAACCAACCTAATGTAGAAAGAGGAGATGGTGTATATTATCCTCGCGTATCTGCTGTCTCAAGATGTCCAAGAGACATGGTTATGCACAGGTATGGAGAACCTTGGTCAGACCCGCCAGAAGCCCAGTGGGGCACTCAGTTTAGGTTTGACATGGGGCACGACACAGAGGACAGACTGATTGTAGCTATGGAAAAAGCTGCAATATCTGTACAGTGCCAACAGCTAACCGTTGAGAAGAGAACAGAAGATGGCCATAAAGTTACTGGTCACATTGATGGCATTGCAGTCATACCGCATGAGTACCCAGGTGGAGGGAAGTGGTATGTCTTCGATGTTAAAAGCGCTGGCCAATGGATGTACCGAAAGGTTTACAAAAGTGGCGAAGCAAAATACGAACACATAAAACAAATAGCCGCTTACTCCCAAATGATTGTGAACGATCCAAAGTTTTCACATCTTAATGGGACAAAGCTACAAGACTTAAATGTAGAAGGGTATGAGTTTGGTGGCGGGTTAGTTGGGTATGTTGCTATAGACAGGCCAACTAATGGAAGGTTTGGAGACAACAAAGAAGAGTTGCCCAAAGTATTCTTTGCTTCATTTGAAATAGATCCTGAAGAAGCGGAAATGTTTCTAGATATATTCGATGAAGTAGAAGACCACTACGAAAACAAAACAATGCCAGGATTCCCGCACCCTAAAAGTGACGCGGTTTGGGGTGGAATACGCTGCACACAGAGGTGGTGCAGCAGATACAGCGTTTGCCAAGGACTTGTCGAACCACAAAGTCCAGAACTTAAGGAGGTTTTAAATGGCTAAAGGAAACAATGTAAACAATGAACTCTATAAAAAACTACATGAGGAGTATGGGTTAGAATTTAATACAGACTTCTATCTACACCCACAGTCAGGCAGTTATATTATCAAACATAATGCTGTTAAAAAGATTGTAGCAAAACAACGGGAGAAGGGATTCATTATTGAAACCCCAAAAGGAAAAAACATTATTATAATTAATGATGGCACAAGAGAGGGGATACACGGCAAAGAGGTTGTTGTTGCTGGAGACTTTTATTTAAAGAACAAAGACGGTGTAATTCTTGAAGAGGTTTACCAACTTGGCGAAGTAAACGCAAAGAATTGCAAGAATGCTTACTCTCATACAATGGCAAAGAAAAGAATGTATGACCGTGGAGTTCTAGATCTACTTCGATTTGCACAAGAAGGTTTGTATTCTGATGTGGAGGCTGATGAGTTTAAAAATAATCCCAAGCAAAGAACATCCCCGCAAAAACCTCAACCAACAAAAGAAGTTATCGCCAGTGAAGCATTGCCAAAGGTAACGGCTACTCCAGTGCCTAAACTTTCAATGCCTACAAACGTAATGCCGAAGATTAGTGCGCCAGAAAAAAAAAGTATCCCAGTGACCCATGAGTCTTCTGTTGAGTTTATGATTATGAATGTCCTGATTGAGAACTCAAAAGGTACTTCTAAATCTGAAATGTGGAACATGATCCCTAGCGATAAAGAAGAGATTAATTCTGCGATTGATAAGCTGATGGAAGAAGGAAAGATTACCAAGACAGGAGAAAGAAGAGGAACAAAGTACCACGCAAAAACTACAGAGAGTAATGTGATTACTCCTCTGACAAAAGAAGAATACAATTCTTTGTGGAGAGAAACGTCTGAAGATCTTATCTCAAAAGGCTTTAAGTATCATGATCTTATGCAGGTAGTTTCAGAGGTTACTGGACACAACAGTGCAATTGGTGCATTCAAAAGTGGAGAAATGACAAAACAGCATATTGAAGAAATCAAACGAGTTGGTATGCTAAGAGTCAATTAATTATGTCAGTTGAGAAGCAAAGGGGGTTGCTCTCCTTTTCTTCAGGGGCATAGGCCAATGGACGCGTTGGCTGACCAAGAGCATAGCTTGGGCTATGCGGCAGCCGCTGGAAAGTGGTGGTGTGAATTTACCCTGATGATCACCTGCCGTCCTCACTTGGGCTGATATGACTAGACACCTGAGTGGTGGTGTGACTGCTAGGAGAGACTGGCACCTTATTACAATCTGGAGGAGTCATGGACTTAACAAAGCTTTCTGTAAAGCTTCAGGAAAATATTGATAAATTCAAAGAGGATTTTGTCCAAGCAAACACAAACAAAAGCGCAAACAGGAGGGCGCGGTCACAAAGTATTGAGATAAGAAAAATGTTAAAAAGTTGGCGAGAAAAACTACTAGCCATAGAAAAGGAAACAAAATGAGAGATCAAAATAGAGTATCCCTTAAGGGAACAGTAAGCAAAGAAGTAACTACAGCAACCAGTAAGAATGGATTAGCCATTGCTAACATTCCTATCTCGACTACCCAGTCAAGACAAAACGGAAATGACATTACCACTTACCACACAATTGTATGCTTTGGTGAGCTTGCTGAGATGGCTGCATCCTTTCAACTCGGTGACCGCGTGTCAGTGGAAGGGAGTATCCAAAACGATTCTTACGAGAAAGATGGGCAGCGTATTCGTGTTACCAAAGTAAAAGCATCACATCTGGACAAACTATTCTCAGAAGCCGTTGATGCACCCGCAGGTAATGCCTCTCCTAAGAAGGAGGACAGCGCAAATTTTCCCCTTGGGGAAGCTAGTAAGCCTACTGGTTTCCCCTTTCTCGATAGCCAGCGACAGATAAACTGGGAGAAGCCTGGACCAGAAGACAATGGTTGCAGCCCAGTAGTTGAACAGTCAGGTGTTCATATGACTTGTCGTTGGGAAGATCCTGAGAATCCCTTGAGCGGAGGTATTGTTTACGGAATGAAGGATGGTGAAGAAAGCTGGACTCAGCTTGGCACAATTCCTAATACTGTAGATCTTCCCTTTTAATCCATTGGAAGGTTCAGCGTAGGGGGGATGGCACTCCTCCCTACGCATTTTTATTTACGAGGAAACAATGTCCAAACTAGGAGACGCAACATGGAAGACAGAGTTTTATTTTCTGGCTTCACTAACCAACCAACCAAGATACATATACTCGATAGACCACCCACATAAATTGTTTGCAAACGGAGATCTCCTTTCTTTGTTTCGAATGTTTGAGCAAGCAATTACAAGACGAGATAAAAACGATCCACTTATAGATCCTATAGACCTTACAGAAATTAGATGCACAGCAGAATTTAGCAAAGGCAATGCAAAGTTTGACGCTGCTGGATACTGGTCAGACCTTAAAGATCCTACTATTGAAGGTTCACCCGAGAAGTTCCACAGACTTCTCGAACAATACTCTGCACTAAGACTTATACAAACGACACTCACCAGTAAGATTGAACAACTAGAGAACGGCATACTAAGCCCGGAGGAAGCCGTTAACAGCATCCAAAGCGATGTCGTAGGGCTACACCTTCCTGAGAGGTATGAGCCCGTCTCAATGAGGTCTATGGTCTCTGAGATGTGGGGCAATAGACTGGAGAGCAGAGAAGCTTCCATCAAGACAGGGTTTAAGAAGCTAGATAAAACAATCGGAGCTTTAGTTCCTGGGTGTACTTACTTGTGGACTGCTAGGACAAGTCACGGAAAAAGTAGTTGGGTAGCAGAAGTTTCTAACAACCAAGCAGCTAACGGAAACAAGGTTGGGATTATATCCCTTGAAGACTCGAAGTCAGTATGGGCATCAAGATGGTTATCTAAAGTGTCAGGAGTTTCTTTAGGTAAGATTAGGGACAACGTTCTTTCAAACGCTGAAGGTGAGAGCTTAGATCTAGAAGATGAAGAAGCTATAGAAAGAAGTACATTCATGGACCATCTAAACAACATAACAATTGTAGATGCAAAAGGTGCACAGCTTTCAGAGATCTTACGAGTAATGAATGACATGGTTGTAAGACAAGGGTGCCAAGTTATATGGCTAGATTATCTACAAGCTATTTATGCTGATGCGCGTAACACGCGCTCAAGAAGAGACTGGTTAGAATATTGCTGGGCCATGTTAGAAAAAGAAGCCGACAGAATGGGAGTGCCGTTAATGATTACGGCACAACTAAATAGAGAGTGGGAAGGCAAAGACCTTCCTGTTATGCCAGCATTAAGAAACACAGAATGGCTAGGTGCAGCAGAGCAGAAATGCTATGTCGGCGCAGTTATATACCGACCATACAGAGACCCAAGACTTCACATTGACGACAGGTCTGAAAGGTTTAACGAGCTAATAGTAAACATTGAAAAATGCAAACAAGGTGAAAACGTGCCCATCAAATACACTTTTGAACCTGGGCTTTGCCAGATAACGGAACTATGAAATACCAAATACTTACAATATTGTTGCTAGTTTCTTTAGCTGGCATTGGGAACATGATATATCGGCACAGAAAAGGACAAGCCTACAGGGAATTAAAGAAAGTTCATAAGCCATCTCAATTCACGTTATACTTGTTGGATGAATACGAACACTTCTTTAGGCCATGCTGGTGGCATTGGTTCTTTGTCTTTACATTTGTCTTTTCTTTAGGGGCTATTTTAATTGATACGCATTGAGATAGACGGAGAGTTTCAACCTATTAAAAAGGATGGGGCTGGGCCGGAAGATGTAAAACGTTGGAAGAAAGAGGATCCCCTTTATCTTCTTAGAATGGCGCTTGTAAATAAACTAAGAAGCAAGCATTGGAGAAGTGCTCATGCAGCTAAAAAGAATTGGATGGAGGCAGCAGAAAAACACGCCAAGATCAGCGGGACTCCGGCAGAAACTCCGGCCACGGTTATTATTGAACACGCCCTACCAAACAAGTGCGACATTGACGCTCCAGTCAAGGTACTTCTCGACGCGTTTCAATCAGTGCTGCTCAGTTCTGGAGATGACAAGGATATTGAAGTGCTTATCCTTAGAAGAAAGGAATGTAAAAGAAATGAACAAAAACCAAGGGTTGTGATATATGCCTATTCAAACAAACAGTTTGCTTCCTTTTCCAGAAAGGATGTACAAGGTTCAACTGGATCTTTGGAAGAAAGAGTGGAAGGAGAGATTAAGTGATACATATCCAATACAAAGTGAAATTTCCAGAAGAGTGGCTGAATACAGAAAAGCCTGTAAGAAAAGATCACAGGAAATGAACTTCAAAAAAGAAGATTGGTACCTAGAGCTAAAAGCAAAAGAAACCTTGCTCCATGCAAGGTGTGTAGAAGCGGCAGAACAAATCAAACTAATAGGTAAGAAAATTGATTCACTACACAGACCGAAGAGAACACCTTATAAAATTGCTAGAGGACCTAAAAGAAGAAGTAGAAGCTGGACAAGTCCAGGCAATGGCACTAGTCCAACTAGATACCAATGGGGACTTTAAGTGCCACGAATCTTTTAAAAACAATACAGATAGACTTGCGTTGGTTGGAGCCACGCAAGTCTTATCTCAGCATATAATGTCGGGGGAATAGCTACTTCTTTTTACGAGTAGTCTTACGCTTTCTAGTCACAGTCTTAGCAGCTTTCTTTCTATTAGCAGCTTTGGAAACAACGCGAAGATTCTTCTTCCCGTTGGTTCCACCTTTGCTCAAAGGTTTCTTGTGGTCTACTTCCTTGCCCGGACCAGGCTTCAACTTACGATTAGCAGCATTACGTTTAGCCCGATCTTTCTTGTCTTTCTTGGGCGCATGGTCCCTTGCGTACTCTTTCTTATAATTACGCTTTGACTTCTTAGTAGGCATTACCACTTCACCTTGTCGGCCCAGTAAGCAGCCGACATCTTACCCTTGGCAATGTTCTTACCGTGACGAGCCTTAAAAGACTTACGCTTGGCTTTCATCTTAGCTGACTCGCCAGCCTTTGGCTTCCCCGCAGTGCTAGCACCCTTCTCACCAAAACGAATTGTCTTAATCTTACTGCCTTCTTTGGCTACGACAATATGGCTTTTCTTGGGATGTGAGGGAGTCCTCTTCGGCTTGTTGAAGCCAGAAACCCCTGCCCTTGCAAGACGGGAGTCTTTCTTCTTTGCTGGTTTTTTAGTCGCCATATGTTTCCTCTAGGCAAACGTAGCGATAACAAGCAGCGACCGCAGTCACAGCTTCGCTTTCTGTTTCGATTGTTGTATCTGATACACACGATTGAACCTCCTCTATGCCCTTCTCACCTGTACAACCAACACCGCCAGCAGCCACAGAAGTCGAGCCCACCACATTGGCGATACCTTTGAGAAGACACAAGCCTAGCCCCCGGCCAGAGCAAGAGGCTGATTTGTTCACTAAACATGTACCAAATTCTCCATAGCCTTCCCCACCGGAAGGCTTATCACAACCTGCTGTTGCCTGAGAGGCACAGCCAATAGAGGTATGAAAGGCACAATCAGAGACTGTGACAAAAGCTTGTTTAAAAGCTTTCTTATGGGCGTCTGTGCAACCGCACAGAGATATAACAATGGCGAGAGCAATTAAGATAAACACCCCACAAAACAACTTAAAAGTTGTCATAAGGTATTCATCTTCAGTCGCTAGCTGGAGCGGTTTTCTTTGCTGCTTCTTGGATGACATTTAACAAACTCTCCAATTGGTCTGGGTCTACGGAATCTGTACCCATAATACCATTAAGAACATTGTCCCCAAGCCCCAAAAAGAGAGCAACAAGAACAATAAACACAATTGAAATAAGGGCTTGGCTGTTCCCAAGAATAGCCTCAAGGGTACTCTTAGGACGCGCAGATTGTTCCCCAACTTTTTCAATTAAAACGTCCATCTTCTGATTAAGAAGCACCAGTTGACCATTTAGGTCCAGTGCTTCCTTCTGGTTATCTAAGATCTCTTTGAGGATTACTTGTGACTCATCGCCAGATAACGCACTAGAATTCTTAAGCATTTTTCCTTTCCCCAGAAAGAGACTCTTTAATAACTTTAACCTGCTCCGATAATACAGGATTTATGTCATTGGCTTCTACCATAATATCTTCTTTCCCCACTAATCCGGCTCGAAAGAAATTAAGGTAGGTTGGTTTAAAAGTCGGTACAAGTCTATCGAGTCCATGCCTCGCATCGTCTCGGCCAGTGGAGTTAAGATACCCCCACGCTTGCTTAAGATTTTTAGTGTTCTTTCTCCCCGTACCAACCATAGCGCATCGTTTGGATTTGGGCATAGAAGGGGTGCCGAACCTCTTTGTAAATTTAGAAGAGATTGTAGATATTCGAGTTCCATAGATCATCGGCTCGTAGTAATCAAAGGGAACTATCATCTCTTTGGTGACGGGTGCGTTAAAACAGTTGGCAAACAATACTACATCTGGTGCGTGTAGCTTAAATGTTTCCGCAAATGCCAACGCATTGCGCTCAGGCTCCTCAGAGCCCGCCCACTGCTTCTCTGCGTTCCAGTGGTATGCTGACAAGGACAGCTCCTCACAAAGGCCAGCAGCAACCTCTCCTTCTCGCTTAGCGTCCTCTTCTGTTGTGCAGTAATGGAACCCCCAGCCATGAGCTTCCATATTAAGATCATCAGCAGTTGCTATAATCTCCCCCGCATCTTTCTTGCGGTAAGCTTTAACACCATCGCAAATTTTAACAGACAGAGCGTCAAAGCCGCTAACATAAAGATCCCAATCTTTATTAAGCTGACTCTTAAGCCAAATTGTAAGAATGTACTTGGTGGATGGTGCGCTCTTCCCCAAGGAAGAGAGCGCGCCCATAACGCTATTAAAGAAACTCATTTCTTTTTCCTGGTTGTCTTGGGTTTAGATCTAACAGACTTACTAGCTTTAGCAGCAGCCTTAGTATTCTTAACTACCTGCTTACCCTTCTTAGACGCAGAAGTCTTCTTTTTGTTGGTAGCTGCTTTCTCAGAAGCACTTAGCTTCTTCCAAGCTTTATCAGGCAAGTACCGTTTTGTAACGGTCTTGCCAGAAGAATCTTTGCGAATAGCAGGCTTCTTGTCAGAGGTTCGCCACTTCTCTCCGGTCCACTTCTTAAGGCTCTTCTGCTTTGCAGTTTTGCCACCCTTGTAGCCACCGCCCTTCTTCTCATACTCAGATGCAAGCATCTGTGCCTTACGGGCACTCCACTGACCGGCCTTGCCGCCCTTAGAGCTAGCCATAATCTTATTCTTAAGACGAGTCCTAAGAGTAGGCTTAGTGTAAGTGGCCATTACCTGCGTCTACGACTCTTGGTTTTCTTCATAGCAGCATTACGAGCACCTTTCTTAGGAAGAGAGACAGCCTTGCCACCAGTCTTCTTAGCGCGTTTTTTTGCTGCACTCATAGTGCTGTGCTTTTTCATTTTTCCAGACTTTGATTTAGACATTGGCATCACTTCACCGCCTTTTTGCGAGCAACTTTTTTAACAGGAGCTTTCTTAGCTTCCTTAAGTTTGCCGATTTCTGTAGACAATGCAGTAATTAAAACAAGCATGTCTTCAAATTTAGATTCAAGGTCATCAAGACGAACATCAAGTTCGTCTACGCCTTCAACAACCAACTTAACAAATTTTTCCTTACCCCGTCCCAAGCCCATAGCTCAAGTCTCCCTCGTTCCATCCAATGACAAAACAATCAATAGCAAATGTACCACCATAAGCAGTAGAGCCATCTACATTAATACCAAATCTAAAATAAGCCACAGGCCCACTAATTGCTTCAGAGTCAAACCCACCATGAGTAAATGAGATACCATCAGCCGCCCCGTTAAGGTCATTGCCAGCAGCACTGCCTGTGATTTCAAGCACAGTCTCTACAACACCAGTCGGTCTTACAGCCTCAACTCTACATGCAATATCTCCAGCTCCAGTAGGAGGAGTTCCGAGATCAGCAAAGACAACCTGGACCATCCAATTGGACTTAGATCCCCAGCCAACATTGTCTAGCCTTGCCATTGGCCCTGCATCTGCCGAAGGAGTTGGCTCTGTATACTTCTCAATTAAGCCAGAAGCATCTACAACAGGAGGAAAGTATATAGTTCTCCTTGCTGAAGTGTCAGTATCAATTCGATTATGGCCATTAGCTCCAATGCCCCAATTGCCATCACCAAGATTTGAGACTAAAACTCTTCTATGAATCTCAGACATTGTTTACTCCGATGGGTAGTTGCCATCACCACCAGAAGTGGGAGCATTGTGTTTGTCTTTACCACCAGTGCCGGTAGAAAGCTTAGTGCTAGATGCCTTAGATCCACGGGGCAGTTCTTCACGACTGCCCGTGTGTGAATACTTAGGCAATGAATAGTTCATGTCAGTGTTCATAGTATCTCCTATTTTCATTGCTGCATATTTAACATAAAGTTAGTTCTAAAATCATGAATATCTTTTAATTCGATTTCCCCAGAAAGTAACTTTCCTAATAAGTCTAACTCAATATACATGTGAGCGTCTAACTTATCATTTCTCAACTCTTTCTGCTTAATAGAAATTTTTGTCCGTAGCTCTCTCAATTCTTTGTTAACAGATTCAAAAGCATCTTCGTTTATTTCTTTTCCCATGGCCTGATCTTTCTTAAACTCTTTGTACTTATCATTAAGTTCTTTGTAGTAATTACGGGGATAAACCTTGTAATCCGGGTACATTGTTTGATCAAACGGAGTAACCGTTACACCCGCAAGGCCACCATATATTTGCCCTGGCCTTTTTGTGCCGTCAAATAACCCAATCCAACTTCTAATAAAACGAGGTACAAGGCGTTCCTTAATAATCTTACCTGCGCCCTCAAAACCTGTAGTGTCTGGAACAGACAATGGATCTCCAGTTAACTCCCCAGATTCAACCATTTCATCTCGAAGTAACTTCTTATTCTTTTGAGATGATGTAGAGTTTACCAAAGATTCTTTAATTTGATTACCAATACCACCCATACCATAGGTAAGCATTGCGTTACGCATATTTGCGTAATCATTGGGGACAATCTCTTCTATGTTTTTAGGCAGTTGCTGGTGAACGGAAGATGGATCAAAAGGCAAATGCAAGGGAATGTTGCCTAAAAAGCCGTCAACACCAAGCATAGAAAGGGGGATACTTGCTGGTACACCCGTAATAACAGATCCTCTGTAAGTCATCGGGCCGCCAACAAAAGACTTACTCTTTCCGTACTCCCTGCCAGTTGCCTCTTCGGTAATGCTTCCCGGCAAAAACTGAAGAGTTGGGTCGCCGTAAGTAGATCTAATTTCAGCAATTGATGTCTTCAGCTTAAGAGTCTCTTCCAATGCTTTGTCGTTTGACCTTGCTAAGTGAGCTAAGATAAAAGAACGAATAGGGTGATTTGTTAGCATATGCCCATGGTTCTGGACCTGCTGCGCTGAGAAAGTAATAAAGTCCATGGTAAATGTACTAAACAAAGAACCAGTAGCCCCAAGAGATTTTGGACCAGTACCATATCTCATAAAGTCTAAGTATTTCGGAAGATCAACATAAGAAACATACGTCCTTAAGCTCTCTTCATAAGCGCGTGAAGGTCTAAAATTGTGACTTGTTTCAAGCTGGTATTGATACGCTATCTTTTGAACCATGTCAGGCTTAGTATATAAGAACCTAATGACTTTCCAGGGAACTCCAATGGCGGAGGCTGCCTTTTTAAGAGCAGCCTCTGACTTCGAGAATGATATAGCCTCATCGAAGTCAACAGTGTTAAAATCTTTTAAGAACTCATTTCCTTCCCGAAAGCCTTTTAACTTTAAAGTTTCAGAAAGGTTTTTAATGGCTTCTTTTGATGTTGGCTTATCTGCTCTGTTTACCTTTTCTATGATCTTGTCTTTAGACATTCTTTCAAACATTGAATAGATCATGTCATAGAACTTTTTAATGCCCTTTGTAAGCGGAGCGCCTTGACCTGTTACTTCAGCAAAAAAAGACGTGTCTGATGCGTGTTCTTTAATAATCCTAATAAGCCGTTTGTCTTTTGGAACCCTTCCCTCTGATATATCAATTAAGGCTTTTGAAACACGAACAACATGTGCCGGGTTTGCAACATGCTTCCCATGGAACAGACCCCCAAAAACTTGAGCATGGTAGATATTTCTTAAAACCGAGTTGTTAAAAACGTCAAGAACAAGCCCAGCTTTAGTTGCCTGCTGAATATAACCAAAAGCAACTCCCTCTCGACTTTTCTGAAGGGCCATTTGCAATGCCTTTTGCCTTCCAAAAAAATCAGCAACCTGACGGTTTATATAAGCACCTTCCATTGTAGAAGGAAAAACCATTTCATTTTCAATTTTTATATTTGTTACTTTGTCGTATTGTTTTTTTAGGTTTTCTGGGAGCCTGCTGTGTTCATATTCATTTAGTATTTTGCCCTTAGATCGAAGATAATCTTGAAGCTTTAGTTGATGAAGAACATCAGTTAAACCAACAACTGTTTGCATTGCTGAGTGTTGGTAATCAGCATACATTTGCATAAGTTCGCCATCTTTAAAAACCTTACCAAATGATTGCTCCATAAAGAATTTTTCAACAATAGACAATTCTCTTCCAAGCTTAGCTATTTGTTCTTTTGAGGTCATAGAAAGAGCTTTGTTAATTGCTATTGCAGGATTGCCTCCAGCATCCTGCAAAAACTTTTTACTTTCTGGAAAAGCTAGCAGTACGTTTTCAGCTAGTCTATTGAGTTGTTGTTGAACTAAGACTGGATTAGCTTCACCGCTTTCAAGTTTACGCATTGTGTTTTCAAGAAAAGAAGCGACCCTGTTTGTCTCAATAAAGGTACTTAGGTATTGTGACGTTACCTTCATAATGTCATAAGGCTGAACCTCAAACACCCTTGTTTCTCCAGGTTTCGTTGCTGGCGCACTTCCTCTTTTTGACTGGTAAGATATTGAAGAAATATCATCTTCTGTGAATGTGAAGATGTTTGTTCCTGTGTCACCACCAGATTCTTTTCTAAACTTTTCGGCTTGTATTTGCCCTTTTTCGCTGTTTTCAAACTTCTTAAGAATGTTTATTTCACCCATTGCGTTTTGACGAGCTACAACGTTTTGAAAACCATCAGAGGTTTTAAACATAAGTCTTGTTGTGTTTTGTCCTGTAGCAATTTGAATCACTAGGTCTTGAACAGCTTTTCTTCTTGGGGCAACAAAGTCATTGGCAATCACAACAACGGCTTTTTCAAAGTCGTCCATTGCTGCAATTGATTTTTTAGGAGTGTATTTAATGTCCTGAACACCAGTTAAAACATTTTCCATTGTTAGTTGAGAATTAACCTCAAACTCAGTTAAAGCTTTTGTAAGTTCATATTGATCGTAGGGGGTAAACTGCTTTGTTGGATCTTTAGACTTTTCCCTTAACTCTTCAATCGTAGACCTTACTCTGTTCATGTCAGGAAAAATATTGTCAACCAACATTCTTCCTTTTGGCTGGGCTAACAAGGCTTCCGTTTCTCTTTTCATTGCATCAAGCACTTGAAGCTTAGTATTGTTAGTTTCGCTAAGCTCAAAAAGCATTTCCTCAATTCTATAAAGTCTTTCTTTTAAAAGATTAGAAGCATCGGCAGTTAGCTCTAAGAATGAGGAAACTCTATATGAGTTTCCATTTTTAGGGTTAACCACATCAGTATCTAGATTTCTGTGGACGGCATGGCTAATTTCATGAAGCTCCATCCTGTTTACATTTAAAGTTTCCCCGCTGTTAAAAGAAGCTTCAGCATTATCAAAAACTCTTTGAACATCATCTTCTGTAACTTTTACTTTTTTGTTTGGATCAAACTTTTTTGCAATCTGCTCTACTTCAAAGGCTCTTGAGGACTCATAAGCTTTTATCCTGTAGTAGTCTTCCTGGCCAAGAATTTTCGATGGCTTGGAAAGCTTATCTAAAACTCTAGCAAGAACATTTGATTGTTCACCTGTTGAAAAATGATGAAGGGCAGCTTCGTCAATTATATTTCTCACAAAGCCAGGAATGTTTAACGCAGCGTATGGCCTTGAAAGGGCCTCCGCTGCTGCATAAACAACAAACCTTTTTTGTCCTGTTTTTCTGTATTGATTAACTAGGTTTATCCCCTCTTGCCCAATAGCCGTTCTGGCTGCGGCCCTTCCTATTCTTTGGGGGAGGGTGTCTTGTGAGACACCATATATCTTTTGAGGTCTTGCTGCTCCTTTTTGCCCCTCTGGGGCAATAAAACCCCTAAACATAGGACTAGAGACATCATCGACAACGCCATACTCTCCGACAAAATGATCACGACTTTTTTCAACGGAAACAATTGCATCTCTGTTTGCTTTACTGTCGTCCATAAATCTTTGAAGAGTAGCCGCCGGGAGGTCTAGGCCAAAGAAGGCTTCAGGAGGGGCTCCCTTCACAGAAAGCTCATCAGCAATAGCAAGTGCTTCGAACTCATCTCGAACTACTCTAGGGCTTTTTCTTGTTTCTTTTGCAAATACACTTATAGGCCCTTCAGTCGGGTCAATAGATCTAACAGCTTCCGATCTAGCCTTTACACCTTCTATGTATTTCTTTTGTCGAACTATTGAAATTCCGCTAGCAATGTTTTTGTTGGCTTTGCTTAGATACTTGGCTTTTGATACTTTTACTAAATAACTCCACACTCTGGGGTCATCTATGCCCTCTTCTATAAGCGCAGCAATCATCTGCTTCGTGCCAGATTGTGTCGTATAGTTTCGGATGTCATAGTTGTCTTTAGATTTTAATCTATCTAATGTGTTTTTTGCAAAGGTAGTGTCTCTCAGCAAAGCATCTCTATCCATATCATGCAAAACATCTAATAAATCTAGCTCTGTTGTAGCTTCATCTCTAAGAAACTGCTTACGCTCTTTTCTTTGGAACCCAGCTAAGGATTCAGCGCGCTCCATTTTCACAAGACTTGACTCTGGCTGAGGCACAGTGTCAGACAAATCTACTTTAATAGATCCATCTTCACCGACCGCTGCCTCTAAATTCCCTTCAAAGTAATCCTCACGGGTTTTCTTTAGTTTTTGGATTTGAATCTCTTGAGCTTCTAGGCTTTTTATAAAAGCCCCGTCTTGCTCAACTTTAGGCTTTGTTTTTTCTTTTTGTTTAAATCTTTCAATTTCATTTAATTGCCTTTGATATTGGCCAACCGTGTCTGTTGTAGACACGGTTGTTTTGCCGACAATTCTTTCACCCTCTAATAAGTCAGCAGCGTCATCTGCAACATCATAAATGACGTTTGCTGGGTCAGCCTGTTCATTTATAACATCGTCAAGAATGCTTTTATTAAGAGTTTTTGCTGTTTCAAATCCTTCAAATATGGCTTCAATAAATGGAATTTCATTCACATCATAGTCGAAAGTTCTAATTCCCGGCGCCGTCTTTCTACCTCTTGCAAAAGAAGCGGCATCAGAAGCATCTATACCAAAACGAAATGTTTTTAATCCGCCTCTTGCTGTCGCAGCAATACCAGCCGCAAGGTCAACAAACACATCAGTTGGGTAATCTTCTAGTTTTTTGTCTGCTTTCTTTTGCAGCTCTTTGTCCTCAAACTCCTTACCAAGCAAAGACGCAATGCCAGCAAAAGAAAGAAATGTTTGATAAGGAAGCTCACCTACAGACGCCCCTAGATTATTAAAGTAAGCACTAGCAGAATCCTCAAACAGAGGATTCTTTGCCATTGTCTCTACAGTTAACAGGTGAGGAGCGTATTTGTGGAGCCTCCTACGCCTTTTCTCGACATCCTTGCCCTTTATCTGGTCTCCACGCCACCTGGGACCAAGCTCGCCGCTAGCAGCCATTTCAGAGAGTTTTTTCATCTCTGCTTTTTGGACGTGTCTTAAGGCAACATTGCTAAACAATCTTCTTCTTTCTTGGAATGCTCTTGCGGCAGCCCCATAAACTTCACCAGAAGAATCACTTGTAAAGAATTTTTCAGCAGGATACCTGCCCAAGGCTTTCTTTACTTCGGCCCTCATTTTTTCATCTGGAATTACAGAAAGAAATTTATCAAAGTCCTCTTTATAGTGTTTTTTCATTCCGGTGTCTGCGACACCTTTTTCAAAAATATAGTAGGACGCGTTGTTTATAAGATCTATTTGGTCTTGTGCAATTTTTCTTTTGGGGGCATAGCCTAAAAAAAGTTTCGCATAATTATAGTTTCTATTTTTACCTGTATTTTGTGCAGTCCTTATCGATTTAATCGCTTCAGGCTCTGCAAAGCCTGACAGCGCATAAGTATTAAATATCCTTTTAACTTCTTTTTCGAACTCATGTGGGTTTAATGTAGCGCCCGATCTAGACAAGTTTTCCTGAAGTAAAGCTGAAATTTGCCCAAACAATTTATCTTTATCTTTAGCTATTTTAGAAGTAGCTAAAATTATATCAGAAGGTTGAAAAATTGGTATTGATATGGTGTTGTCATCATCGGTTAGCGTTTTTCCCCTGAGAGATATCTCAACCACATCTTTAAAAAACACATCATTTACATCAGGCTCCCCAGTGCTCTGAAGATTATCAATCAGATATTCTGGGTCTTGAGTTCCGCCTTTGCCGCTAAGATGCCAATCAATTACACCGCTACCCGTTGTGTTCAAAAGAACAAAGTTTTCTTCTTCAGAAAGAGGCTCTTCTCCACGAAGGTAATATTTTTCATTTGCAAAAGGAGCAACAACACTGCTTGCAATAACACCGAAAAGACCAAGGGTCATATTCGATATACCACCAGCAACTTTATAAATGTTTCCAACGTCAAGAGTTCCAGCGGATTGCCCAGAAGAAATTTTAGCAGTGTCATACATTACAGAGTGAGTTATAGACTCTATAGTTGACTCAGAAGACTTTTTAATCTTTCTGTCCATAATGGACATTGCTTTGCGTCGTTCTTTTGGACTTAAGTTTGAAACGCCAAGCTCTTCTAGCATAAGTATTTTTGCGTACTGCTGTGGAGTTTCAAAAGTGTCCATGGCTCCGCCGACACTTCTTTCTTCTTCAAAACCTTCTTCGATTTCTTTAACAGTTCTTCTAGATCTAGATTTCTCTAGTGCTTCCTCTAGCGTTGGGCTTGGTTTCATGGAGGTCGAAAAAGCACCTCCTTCTTTTCGAGATGACTCAAAAGCAGCCTCTGCTGCGTTTCTTATGTTTTCTCTTCTCGATTGAGATAAACGTAAATCTTGCGGCCTTTTTCCAGGAACGCCACTTGCTTCTGCAATTACGTCGTCAACATATGTTTCTAGAAATTGAAGTTTTGTTTCTTCAGACAACTCCTTGTCCGATGCGTTTTTAATTAAAGAATCTCTTCTTTCGGAATCACTAAAGGTTGTTGTGTTAAAATAACCTAAGTTTTTAGCTGACTTCCAAGATCCCTCCGCAAAAGTCCTTGCTTGCTCAGGAGTGTCAAACGCAATGTAGTTATTAGACTCAAAAGCAGTCATTGCGTCATTGTCATCGTAAAGACTAGTTCCATCAAAACGAGTTGTCGGGAACGCAATATTAATGCCGTTAATGGTGTCATAGCCCATTGCATGGGTTAAGTCATTTCCATCTGCATCTTTATCTGAAGGATATCTTTCCGGCCTTAACATTCTGTCAACAAAGGGAACATCTTTGTTTTTTTCTAGTATTTGAGATTGTTTTTCTGAGTACAGGTCTACTGTTTCAGACAAAAGCCTATTGCCAAACTCAGATGCAAAGTCTCCAGCCATACCAAAGTCAAAGCTAGGAGTGTCTATAGGCTGAGGAGCCTCCACGGGCTCCTCTTCTTCGGGGAAATAGTCAATTATTTCAGGAGACGCAGCCATTGGTTCAGTGGCAGTAAGGGGGTCAAATACTACTTCTTCTTCCTCTGGGAAGTAGTCAATGACCGCATCTTCAACATCGTCTTCCTCTGGGAAGTAGTCTGGTATATCCTTAAGAACCACTATTGTCCTCGTTTCAATTTAAATGCTTTTCTAAAGCTGCCGTAAGATGTAAGTGTATTCTTTTGTGCTGCTAAGAAGAAGTCGCGTTCTTTTGGCTTTGATGAAATCTCTTTCCATTGTTCTTTTGTTAGCCAATCATGACGAGCTTTTGCCTCATCAAAGCTTGTCATTGGAGTGGAGGCAGAAACTCCCTTTTGGGTACCGAAAATATAAAGATCATCAAGCACTCCTCCAGAAAATTCTCCAGCAATTGCTTGGCTTTTTTGTCCCTCAGTGATTGGAGCCTCTTTAAGAAGTTGAGGATCTGCCACAACATTAGCGGCCACAGCTTTTTTCTCTTCTTGTACGACAGCCCGTGACCTACCTCCCCTTAGACCTTCTGGAGTAACACCAGATTCAGCAAGCCTGTTGACCATAAAGTCTACTTTCTCTTCGTTTGTCGAGTCTTTCCACCATTCGAGCGATCTAAGATACTTAGGGTCAATGGCTTTGAATGCAGCACTGTCAGCACCAAAAGACTTTTTAACCTTATCTACGAGAGCGCTTCTTGCATTTTTATCCCCTCCATCTGCTGAAACCACATTTTTCCAGTCATCAGAAGCCCTTTTTCTCCTTCTAGAAGGGTCTAGTTCCCCAGCTTTTTTACCCTCAAATCGAGACAATGTGACCGGGCCTAACCCTGTTACCTCTTGAGTCTTAACTGCCGGGTCAACTTTAATATCTGGTCGGCTCATTGCATTTTTGATCTGTTGACTAGCCTCTTGCATTGTCGAAAGAGTCCCTGCTCTTTCTTCTTTAAGCCCTTTAATAGTTGCACTAACGGACTTTTTTTGTGCAGACGTAATATCTGTTGCCTTTAATTTAGTTTCCAGCCGAGCTATATCTCTATCAAGTCTTATTAAATTCTTTTCTTCTCTCAGAATTGCAAGGCTATTTGTTTCTATAGCCCCTTCAACTGATCTGGGAGATGGGATCTTCACATAAGTTCTTGGACCGGGCCTTGCTCCAAAGACAGTAATATCTTCAACTCTTCCGCCATTTGGAGACGATAGGACTGCTCTTTCAAACTCAGCAGCCTCGTTAGGCAAGGCTGCGTTATAAGCAGATGATACATGCATTAAGCCTTTTTCTAAGTTTCGATCTCTTAGCCTTGCAGAAGCCTCAACAAGATCTTTCGTAAACTTTTTCTTAAACGCTATTCTGTCTTCTGCGGTCATCTTTTTGGCGGTTTTGTTAAAGAATTCAAATCTAGCACCGACATCTGCTTTAAAAGCGTCTAGTTCTTTTCTGTCTTCAGTCTCAAGAACCTTAGCTCTTTCTTTTGCAAGAGTTGCTCTTTTTTTCATATCAGAGGCATAAGGCGTTCCAAAGATATTGGGGTACATTTTTTCAGCTTCTTGTGCGGCCTGCTCCATAACACTAAGGGGTTTTCTTCTTGGGGCTCTTTCAGGTGCCCCCTCAGAAGCCCTTTCGCCAGGCCTCATTGCGTCATATTCCGCCTCTGTTACCCTAGTAAGCTCTTTACCATCCTTCATTAAGGACTCAGGCTCAGGAAGCGACACTGGCTCTTTGCCCATTTTCTTTCTAGCAGATTCTGCTTTAGTGATTAGATCACCTAAGCCCATATCGTCTTTAACGGTGCCTGCCGCTTTTGCTTTTTCGTAATCGCTCTTAGGAACCATAAGATCACGCCCGCCCATGCCGCTTCTTGTTGACAGCATGCTATTTCCTTGGGTGGGTGGTCGAATTCCATCGGTTGGCGATGTCGGCATTTTACGACCGCCATCAACCCAACTGCCAAAACCTTCAGGAGGTTTTGTTGGGTCATATGCTTCCCCATGAAGCCTTTCAAATAAAGCTCTTTGGGATGGTGACTCTTTACCCATCTCCCAAAGTCTATATTTTTGTTCTTTAAGGCGGTGACCCTGCACAGAGGCCAACTCTTCTTTTCCACCAAACAAACCATACTGGGCAGCATCAACAGCAAGCTTACCTAGAAGCTTTGGCAATTGATCTACGGAGGCGTTTAAAAGACGCCTCCCTGGACTATTAGACATTCTTCTTTGCCTTTCAGCTTCTTTTTGTTGCCTAAAGGCTATGTCTGTTTTTGCGGAATAAAATCCCATGTTGGCCTCGTGTATTAAAACTTAAGATTCGAAAGTTTCTCTGGAAGTGTGATTCCATAGATCTGTGCAAGCTTGTCAAGAATAATAGTAACTTTATCTGGATTACCGCCGGGACTGTTTGCCTCAAGAATATAGGTGTTCATTGCTTGAATTAACAAATTAGCGGCACCAATATAATTTTTTGCTGCTTCTTGCTTTGTCATTGTTGCATTTGGAGGCATTGTGTCTTCAAGGATTGCCCCTTGGACTTGAGCAAGAACCCCAACAAAAGCATCTTTTGCGGTCCCTGAAATAGTGTCCCCAATCTTTTCTGCATACTCACTAATCTCTGTTGTTTTTGTTTCATCGAAAAACTCAGAGATGTTTAAGATTTCGTTGAGATCATCTTCGGTATACTGTTCTTGCTGAGCGTAACCATTTGCAAGAGTCATATAATTCATAAACAACTCTTGCTCATCTTGGTCTGACATATTCAAGTCGAGAATATTGTATTCTGTTATTGTGCCAAGCTCTTGTCCCATAAACTTAGACAGATTATCAATTTCTTGTTTGTTAAGATTGTTATACTCGCCAAGAAGACCCTGCAAGACTGTTGCTGCTGCACTATTGATTTGTGCTGAGTGGACCCCAGATCCAAACATGCCAGCCATAGCCATTTGGCGATCAATTCCTAACAGTGCTTGTTGCAGTTGAATTGCAGCTTGATCGTCTAATTCTGATTGCGCTGTAGATTTGTACCCGGCAAGCGTTTCTTCGTACTCTTTAATTTTATCAGAAGTTTCTGTTTTTAAGCCCTCAAGTTCTTCATCTGGAATTCCAGCAGTTCCTTCCGCGTAACTTTCTGCTGTTTCTAGCATTTGTTCTGATTTTGATCCTTCCAAGCCATGACTTTCTAGCCAAGCCTCAAGATCAGAGCCTTCATCAAAAGGTATATTATCAAGACTCTTTGGGTCGCCAACGGGAATACCGTTTGCAATTTCTTGAACCGTACCTGTCTCAGGGTCATACTCGTAGGTAATTCCATCGCCCGCATCAAAAGTAGTGTCTGGCTCTGTAGTGCTAGACTCAGAAAGAAGCTGTCCACCCGCATCCTGACCGGGAGCAGGCCCAGGACCTCCAGACAAAGACAAGTTTACGGCTGGATTAACAGGAGGGAGTGATGTCATGTTTGACAACCCCATAGATTGATTCATCCCTGAGATCTGCCCAGCATCCATTCCAGAAAAGATGTTGTAGCCTCTTCCCGGTTGCATGGGCATACCTTGGCTTACAACTCGCGTGTCAGGCCCTTTGGGGGTCTGTCTTGCCGCAGGGACTGGCTTTGGCCCCGGCATTGTCCCCGGTCTAGGGGCTGGGGGAGATATGGATTGTTGATATGAGCTTCTCCCCTGTTTTGCCACTTGAGGGGCAATTGGCATATTGGGATTAAAGCCACCTGTAGCAACATTGTTTCTAGCTGTTTGTTGGGTGCCTGGAGTGGCACCCATGCCAGCGGAGTTACTAGGTCCTTTTGGTAGTTTGTTTTCAGTAGCCATTAGTTCACCTATACGTGTTCTGTTTTCATTCTAGCCGTCACATTTAAGCTAGGAGGGTATGTGGGGTTTGAAGCTGCATTCTGAACAATAACTCGAATGTAGTCCCCGGCGGCTACACTTTGCCCACTCGTACCGGTAATTGTAATAACTTCAAAGTTAGAAGAAGCGCTTTGGCAGTCATTATTTGTGGTGCTGCCAATTTGAGAATAGGTTCCATTAAGAGAGCTAGATTTTTGCAGAAGAAAAGCAAGATTATCTCCTGCTGAAAAAGCACTCTGCGTAACAACAGACACTGTTACATTATCTGTAAATGTTCCGGCAAAAGGAATCCTAATTACACTGCCTAGAGGGGCGTGTATATGGCTTGCTGTGTTTGTTGCTGCTGTTCCAGCAGGAACTCCACTTGTAAGCGTTGGATACCTTACCCAGCCATCACCATTGTAATTAGCGTGTGCCGTTAAAAGAAACTCTGAATTTGGGTATTTAAGATTGTCGTGTTCAATGTTTCCATTTAGAACACTAGCAACGGCTCCAAACTTTTTATTATGTAGGTCTGCTGTATGCAGATCTCCATCGCTATCTCCAGAAATTGTAATAAATCCCATTTTGCACCTTTAAGATTGTTCTCTTTGGGAACCGCCTTTTGCGGTTCCATAAACTCTAACTTCTGAAATATCCACCCTTAATGGCTGACTAGTGGCTTTTGAGTAAAGATCTGCATAAATAGATCTACCTTCTTCATCCGGTGTATTAACTCTAGCATAAGAATCAAAATATTCAGAAGACATTAAGGGGGATGAGGTCCCGGTAGGCAAAGACCCCAGTTTCATTGTGTTTAAAGTTGACGTTGTGTTTTCACTAACGCCAATCTGAGAATTAAGAATCGTGTCAGAAAACTCTACATCTGTTTCAGAGGCATCAAAGTATTTTAAACCTTCGCCCTCAGATCTAACAATTGCCGTAAGCGTTGCGGCTCCTGTTTCTTCTTCTACGTTCTTAGAAAGCTGACGTCTTCTTACTGCGACATCACTGCATATAACTCTACCATCATGGTCCACACGCCCCACACGACCAAGAGACACTACGAAAGGGTAGTGAACAACGGTATTAGATCCAGAGGCAACACCAGCTCTGTTATAAGTCTCAACAATAGCTAGGTCCTGACGCTCAGTCCCAAACTCATAAATAATACATCTGTTTTCATCTTTAAGCGTTGTTCCAAATAAAGGAACGGAAGGGACGGAAACAAAGAATATTCTCTGCTCACCATTTATCGTGGCCTCAGAAGAACAACCCCAGTTGTAAAGATTGTAAGATATGTTGTTCATGTCAACATTGGGTCTAGCCGCAGCAGAGTCAGGAAAAGAGCTACCTGGGCTTAAAGATGTGGTTGTATATTTCGTTTGATCATCAGAGGTCCAAATGCTCCATTTAGCCTCTCCCACACCCTCAAGCATGTCAGAGTAGTTAAACACCCATACCATGTCGTTAGAGATGCCACCAAGAGACGTTAAGGACACCATTACCTGCTGCCTTCTCTTGTCATTAACGCAGTGTGCGTTTCTTAACTTCTTTTCATCTACAAAGTAAGGATACGAGGTGTCTTTGATTCTGGATTCTGTGTACCGAGTAATGTCTGGCTTTCTTCTGGCAAACCAAAGATCATCCATTGCTTTGGAAACACGCTGCACACCACCGCTGGCTGTAGCTATATAGCAACCATCTGTCGCCACAAAAAATAGATAATTCTTAAAGTAACAGTACGCGTTTGGTCCAGCCAAGCTGACTTCTATTGCTTTTACTCTTCTTGGTGCTGGGGCCGTTGGGTTTACTATTTTATAAAGAGAGTTCTCTGTAAACACCAGTAGCTCTGTGCCAAGCCCAACCGTTGCAATTATTGTTTCGTTGCCGAGCCAATAAAACCCACCCGGATCATTGGCTGCAAAACTACTCCAAAGGAACGGCTCTGATAAATAAAGAGCCGCTTGGTCTGTAGTGACAATATCTCTCTGAACCCCAATCAATTGCTCTGGAGGGACTGGAGAATCCTTTTCATCCTTCTCTTTAATTGGAAGGCTTACTTTGCAGGCTTTTCTTTTTTTAAACCCAGATATTACAAGTTGATCATAGAAATAAGATATTGAAGACGGGGCAATGCCATCTAGAAAATATGAAAGGAGGAGGGGAAGAGTTCCCTCCTCAAAAAAGTTAGCAGTAATTTCAAAGTTGGTGTAGTTGTTATTTCCAAAAGAAGCACTTGTCGCAAGCTGCTCTTTGATTTCTATTCTATAGAAATTTCCTATCCCATTTGAAAAGTAAACAAATCTCCCGGCTGCCTCAAAAGCGTATTGGTATTCACCCATAGACTTATCTTTAGGCTCTAGATCATATGTTGGTTGATTTGAATAAGCATGGTCTAACCCGTAAAAGCTTCGTAGTTGGCCGCCGTCTCCGTAAACAAGAAGATCTATAAAGTCATTAATTGGGTCATGGACAATAAGAAATAAAAACAACTTATTATCAAAGTAATAAGCAAACATACCTTTTGGCTGACATGGGTTTTGCCCAGTTCCTGAGCCACTTAAATAAGTAGAGGCATTTGCAAATATCCTAGACCCCGGTCTTTGTTTTAAAGAGCCGCGATCTGAAAGATCTACATTTAAAAGCAAGCTTGGAGCCCCAGAGGTCTTAACAGTTCTGGTGTCCATACCTTTAAAAGGAGGGGAGTAGTTAAATATAAGCGGAGAGATTGTAGACATCTAGTACTCCCAGCGCATTGAGTCTCTTTGTTGGGGTTGCTGTCGCTGTCGCTTCTTGCAGCCCATTTTTAGATTAGAATCATATTGGCCAATAATCTCTGCGTAAAGTGCTGCGAGTTGACTGACGTCCTCTCCTTTTGCACTCTTTGCTTGGATTGCAGCCTTATAGACAATTGCAGGATGAAACTGAGGAAGAAACCCACCTAAAAGATTTTGATCTTCATCAATCAAAGCAGGGAGTTCATCTGGAGTCCATCGCAAATACATGTAAGTGTCTTCGCTTGGGATTGGCCTTAAAGAAAGCTTTTTGCCCAAGTAATAACCCTGAAAGCCCGAATAAGAACCACCACCCAGACCAAACGAGCTTGAGATTGTAATTGCTCCTGGTCCTGTCGGATATGGAGTCGAAAAGCTACTGGTTGAAGTAATTCCCGCACCATTTCCAGTTGAATCAAGGTTTGTTCTACGCAACATTTGAACCTGAACCGGAAGATTACTAGAGCTTATCTCTTCGTCTTTAGAGGTGATCCCCACGTACCATAAAGCCATGGGGAGACCACTTACCTTTTGACTTAAGTCTACATCAGAAGCATTAGCGTCATATGTAAATCTATCTATTGTTTGAAATATCTCAGGCCCGTAGTTTACCACACGGTGGTACATATCAAGGTTTGCATCACTGAGCAGATCTAAAAGATACTGCTCTGTCCAACCGCCAGAACCATCCACCTTACCACGGCGTTGCAAATAACCATTTAAGCGACGGATAGCTTCTTTTACGTTCATGGCAAAATAATCCTAGAAGATGTCGGTTTATTCCTGTCAAAAGCAGCACCAAAGTGCTTACCGCCATGGTTTGGTCCGTTTCCATCTGCACCAAGGGTAAAGTTAGCGTCTTCCCCCATAGCTCGTTTCCAGATCCAAAACATATCATCAACACGGCCTTGTGCTTCATTCATAGCATCTTTTAATTTTATGTCGTTAGCTTTTTCTTTTTCTCGCTCCATCCTTTCTAACGCAGCGTGACGCCCCTCGCGCCAGTCAAGAATAAGCATTCTAAGCCCATCTAAGTGGGAGTCGTGCGGAGTGCTATACTCACCGCACTGGCCAACCTTTTCAATTGTCATAATTGTAAAGATAGGCTTTTCGCCACGATAGGTTGTTGTATTTGGTTTCTGTGCAAAAAGAATCCATTTGTTAATGGACGAACCATCAAAGTTCTTTTCAACAAATCTCAAATAAAACTCTTCATCAGGAAGTAGGCCATCAAGAAGATTGGCCCTCCGCTCCCATTCTTCATGGGGAGCGGAGGTTCCATTCCTGACTATGTTTCGGAAATAATCCATTTCCTCTCGGATAAGATCATCCCTGTTTTTTAACATAGAAAGCATAGTCACCTTTAGTCAGAAAAGCTGTCGCCAGTTACTGGAACAAGGTCAACAAAAACAATGAATCGCCCATTGTTACCACTGTCAGTGCCTCCCCGAGTTGCCATAACGCGGTACCCTGTAGATCCACCAATTAAGAAGTTTTCATTTCCCGCGACAGTAGGATCTAGAAAAGCTCCATCACCATCCATCGTAAGCTCAACCTCAGTGCCTATAGCTGTTGAGTTTGGAACCTTTTTACCTACCTTAACAAAAGCGTCAGCATCTACCGCAGTTGTGCCATCTTTTTGATAAACACCAACTAGAATATCTTCGCCTTCTGCAAGATAGGTTTCTGTGGCAACAACACGCACTCGCGTAACCTGATAGCCGATGTCACTAAGACCAAACCACCCAACTGCCGCAGCAGCAGCAGTGTTTTCGTCAATATCAACAGCCGCCCCAACAGCATTTCGCAACTGAACAGTAATAGGCCCTTTGAGCGAAGCCTGGTCGCTGGACCCTCGGGGTCCTGTTCTCATTTTATCATTCGCCATTTTATTTCTCCTTAATCCTTGTATTGAATCTCTGGGGCAAGTTTAACCCAGATACGTCCATGACCAGTACCCGCATGGGCAGCAGTCAACCATCGAAGTTGTTGTCCGGAAAGAAGCCGAGGCACACCACCTGAATCCAAAAGACCATTTGTTGTATTGTTAAATTCCCATGCAGCAGCCCCACCTTCGGTGGTAGAAACTGTTGCTCCTGCAACACCGTTTGCTACATCTGGCCCAGCAAGAACTGGAATAGCTTGTGCTGTAACAAGGTCATTTCCCGCAACCCCAGCAGCCAAGCCAGTAACTAGCTCAATAGTGATTGTGGTTCCTGCCGCAGTAGTGGCATTTGCTGTAAACCCAGCAGAAAGGATTCGGTAATTCACCCCATCAACAAAAGGCTGATTAGGGAAAATGACCCCCGTCGCACTGGTATCAATGTTTACAACATCACTAACAATAAGGACTTCAGCAAGTTCGTTTGAAATATTATGTGCTTTTTGAAAACTCATATTTCCTCCTTAAAAGGAGGGGGGCCAGAAGCCCCCCAACTCAATTAAGTTGCGATAAGGCCGGTTGGGACTCGAATGTCCTCTTCACGGGCTTGGCAACGTGGGTTTTCGCAAACAAGTTCAAACTCATTGTAGGCATACGCTTGGAAAGCGAATGTGCCAGGAATCTGCTTGAAGATAGAACCAGTTGAGGTATCCCAACCGTAGTCTCCGAGCTTAACCCGTTTCATCGCTGAAGCATCCATAATGGTGTAGCTGTTCAATGGAGCAGACCGTGCGGTCTCCCATGGAATCTGACGTGCACCATATTGGTAAGCAATTGTCGTATGACCCTTAAGAGCCTTAAGGTCTGTCTGCATGTATACAGGATCAATTTCTTGGAGGTAAACCTGAAGCAATGAGTTATGTGAAAAGATCACAGGGTTCATTTCATCAATGTCTTTAGGTCCAAGATCAGTCATCTGCATCAACAGGTTTGTGATACGCCAGTGATTGAAGTCACGAAGAACATCACCATTACGCACAACAAATGAGTGCCATGGGTTGTTCTGTGGCGCAGCAGCAGTACCACGGTTAATTCCGTGGTAAGTACCATTGTCGTTAATTGCATCAGCAAGACCAGTAATTGTGTTACCCCATTCGTTGCCGTTTGCATCACCCTCTACAATGTAGCGAGTTGCATCACCAGCAGGAATAGCAGTGTCAACTTGGAATGTTTGTGCGGCTTGATTTACTACAGTCACAACACAACTTGTTCCAGTATTTCCTGCCAATTGAACGGCATTACCAATCTGAAGCTGCATACCAACACGAAGATACCGACATCCAGCGTAAGCATTCATGTAGGTCTTTGTGTTAGACAAAGCAGCATCTGACTCTCGTTGGTTTGCTGTAATGTCAGCACCGGCTGCCACACCAGCAGCAATTCCTGTCGCAAGAGCAAGCACACCAGAGTTAGGGTTAGTACCGGGAGCACCAGCAGATCCACCCCAATACTTAGGTCCAATTCGATTCTTGTGTGAGTTTTTGGCATCAGATACCAACTCATCCATGATCTGTCGGTACATACCGGGCTTCTCATGAGCACGAATCAACTTAGGTCCGGTGATCTCCACAATGTCCATGTGGGGGAACAACCGAACAGTAGCCTCATCGTATGATGGTGGGTTGTACACAGGAAGCACAGGTGCTGCTGCTCCAGGTCCACCACTAACAAATCGACTACCACTGCCTTCAGCAGTTTTGTAAAGGTAGTACTGAGAGTCTCCTCCGTTCCAATCTTCTGTCGTAATGGAATCAATCCACTTTTCAACATCATCAACGGAATCAAGAAGCTTAATAATTACATCAGCGTAGGTGTATTGAAATAAATCACTAAACGCCCCCGCTGACGACTGACTGGTCTTTGGCAATGCCATCGTATTCTCCTATTAATTTGCGCCCTTCTGACGGCGCAATAAATCTTCAAGAAGATCTCCAGCTTCCTTCGCATTTTCAGGAGCCTTTGGAAGATCTTCAAACCCAGCAGAAGCAAACATATCGGGAAGCATTGCTTTTCTATCGGCAAGCTCACGACGCTTTCTGTTTTCTTCTGCGACTTTTGATTCTAACTTGTTAAATTTGCCTACCCTGTCTTGAGCAATCTTTAACGCAATCTCTTTAACATCACCAACAGGTTGGTTAAGAGTTTGTTTTCTTTTTACCTCTTCAGAAGCGTCAAGCATTACAAGTCGTTCAAAGTCCATAATCCTAGAGGATTCTGGATGCTTATCTTTAAATGCTTTTAATGCTCGATCTACCTCTCGGCCAGCAGTCTGCTGAAGAGCGTCTGTTGCATATTTTTCTACAAGCTGAATTCTAGGCTCAATTGTTTTAGAAACAATCTGCTCTAGCATAGACTGAATTGACGAATCGCTTTGGTTATCCACAAAGCTACTTGTCGTTTCAGGGGTGCCAGTTTGCATAGATTCTAGTTGACCCTTTAGGTACGATTCATTCTGACGAGACTCCTCCATAGCCTTATAAGCTTGGCTATAGTAATTTTGAAGTCTTTCGTTTTCTGAACGCATCTCAGATACAACGCCTTGTAGTTCTTTAATTCTTTCGTCTGCTGTTTTACTCATTACCCTTCCCTGTTAGTTTGGCGCATTACCCTCTACGCCTAGTTCACCTGTAAACCCTGAAGAAACTGCGGGGGTCATAGCGGCCCCCTTTTGATCGCCACCTAAAAGAGCGGCAATGTCTGGTGCGCCCCCGGCTTCTCCTGGAAGGCCGGGAGGCATTGGTGCTTGATTTGGAGCAATTGCAGCTTGATGCTGCTGCAATAAAGACTCTAATTTTTGCTGCTGCTCTGGAGAGTAGTCTAAGAAAAACTTAGGGTCTCTCATGGCTTCTAGCAAAACACCAATATGTTTTTGATGGTCCATCCACGCTCTAAAGAATGGTTCTCTTCCATCTCTAATTCTAAGGATGTTTATAGACGCAACTGCCTTATCTCCAGGCTCTTCAACATCAGTTAGCCTAGATGCGACAGGGGCTCCGAGGAGTAACTCAACAATAGCATCATTACGAGGATTGCTTTCCTGAAGCATTCCATTTGAAGCAAGTTGCATAATTGCGCTTCTAATTTGGTTTGGGTAAGACACAGCAGCAGAGCCGGGAACCATTCTAACTTCCAATAAGTTAAATGGAGTTCCGTCAAACTCATAAACAGCAGCCTGTTGGTCCGACCCCATTAGGGCAAAGCGGTATCCAATCGGCAAATGGTCTTGGCAAAGTCGTACAAGGTGGGTCGCCTGGTGGCCTTGTGAGGCTTCGATTTCCTGCACAGTAGGAGCCATCGCGATCTGATTTTCTTGGAGCAATCTATCTAGATATGCCCCACTGTCTCCGCGACTTGGAGCACTGCCCCCTACAGGTGAAGATGTTAGGCTCAGCGACTCCAAATCAGCCATCGCATCAGATCTCATTTGATACAAATGCGGTGATATTTGAGGTGGAACCATAAAGGAAGGCTTTTCCTCACCATAAGGAACGTACTCATAAATCTCACCAGCACGACCCTGAAAGTTAGTATCGTTAGAACCATGCGGTTTTAACATTGGCGGGTCAGCAGTTCGTTCTGCTGCCCTAATTTCTATTTGTTCAACAAGGTCTAAGCGTTTTTGTGCCTCTCTTAGCACGTCAACTACGCAAAGTCCCCACCCTCTATCGGTAAATTGCCGATCTCTGTAGGTTGTATGGGGGTAATCGTTGTATGGTAGCCCATCTACTAGCTTAATTATCTGGTCTCCAGTGTAAACACACCTAAATCCGGCTTTATAGTCAAGGCCAAGGGCTTTTGACACAACTGGAGCGTGATAAAAGTCCCAAACCTCTACCATTGGCTGTGAAACAGAGCCGTTTGTGTCTCGTAGGCCAAATTGTTGGTCTACTTCCCTAAAAAGAAAGCCATCTTCGGGCTCGTAGTCCTTCGAAACCTTGCTTAGGTCTACATTTGGGAAGTAAATCTCCATTAGGTCGTATGGAATTAGCTTTCTTTCGGCATAATTCATACATTGGCTAATTGTTAGGTGTCGCCAGTGTGGATCTGGGAAGAAATTAAACGGGTGAACAGACCGGATCTTAGGGATTCCGGTCTGGTACATAGATGTTTTTAAAGTTTTCTCTTCGTTAAACGGCATATCAACCAATGAAGGCTGATTAAATTCATCTAATGACGGGACGTTCATTGTCGAGTACTGGGGATCTGCCCCCATGTATTCAATTTCTTCAACAAACTCACCAGAATTTGGATCCCATTGCGTGGCCCAAATTCCGTTTCCAAAAACCATCATATTCATCATGGCTGCATGTTTTGCGTATATGGTTTCTTTCTTTTCCCAGAAGTGAAGAATAAGACCGTTAGAAACTAAAGCTTTTTTGCGAGCATCTCTGTCATTTGTAGCGGGGATGCACTCAGGCATCATCCGTGGGGATACAAGCTTTGCATGGTATTTTCTAAGTTTATCTTGGACCTGTGGGTTGCTAGATCTACCGCCCCCAAATGTCATTGGGCGCTGAGTTCTTGGGTCATACTCAATGTTGGTATAACCAGCAGCAAACGCAGCGTTTTCATACCACCTGTACTCAAGTGGTTTCCGTGCGTCTTTATTTCTTTTTACACACTTTTTAACGTAATCTAATACTTGGGAGTCTTTGTTTGCCATGTTATTCGTAAAACCCCAAAAGATTGTTTAGGCCATAATCTTGAGCCATAGGTTGCTGCTGGCCCATAACACTTATTCCTCTTGATGATTGAAAAGGGTTGGGCGAAGGCAATTGCAAAATTGGATCCTCGGGAGCATCTGCATATTGGGCTTCTGGCGGCTCGTCAAACATGCTGCCAATTAATGGTGCTAAAAATCCAATCCCTGCACCAAGCGCAGTAGCAAGACCACCATCCATAAATCCAAGAGAACCACTTATTGCAAGTCCAGCACCAGTGGCTCCTGCGGTCATGCCACCAACAGTGCTTCCGGTATTATCAGGAGCGGAGTACCCAGTGATTTGCTGCGGTTTGTACGGATTAAAACTCATTAGTAGCCTACCATGTAAGGGTTAAATGCTTGATATGGCCCCTGTTGCATTTGGCGTTGTTGGTTAAGGTTTTGATATATGTTTGGCATTTGCTGCGGCATTTGTTGCGGCATTTGCTGTGGCATAAACCCAGGAGGCACCATTTGCTGGCCCATTCCGCCCATCTGTTGCCGGTTTCTTCCGTAGCCCTCTAGTACTTGTTTAACTTTTGGAGCCATCCCAGCGGAAAACTTTTTAAGCGTTTTAGGCTGAGGAAGGTTAATTTGTTTTTGGGCTTGTCTTTGTTGAGCTTGTCCTTGGGTCGGTTGGTTTTGCTGGCCCAAGGCCGGGCCAATTAACTTTAAGAACTCTTGTCCAATCGCAGTATAATCATCATCAGTGTAGTTTTGTACTTTTTCATAAAGCTCTTCTCCAAGTGGAATTACACTCTCTGACGAGCCTTGGGGAAGATAATTTTGTTTGGCTTTTTCACGTCGAGCCTTTTCAAGAGAGCTAAAGTCTTTATATTTAAAGGTTGGGTCTCCTGTCATTGTTCTTTGGCTTTCTACTGGCCCCGGATCAAAATCTCCGGGACCGTACTGAGGATTAAAATTTCGAGCTTGATCAATTGGAAAATTAACAACATTTCCGGGAAAGCGCCTTGCTCTTTGAAAACCCTCTTCACTGTATCCAAGAGGCTCACCCGGCAATCCTCCGCGAAGATGAAAAGTAGACCTTCCGAAAGAGGGGTCGAATGCATTTGGTTCTGCCATAATTTACCTCTGGATCCAAAAATTTAGCATTGAGTTTGAGTTGTTATGTTTATTCTTTTTATTATTTGCTTTAACGGTCGCCCTTAGATCAGCAAATGTCAAGACTTTAGGCTGCGCTTCCTTAACTGGCTTTCTACACTTTAAACAAATACCACCGGCTACCACTGCATGTGGGCATTCTTTTTTTTCTTCAACAGGTTGATACATAACGCTTCCCATGTAGGGAAGCTGTCTACTTGCATAAATGCCAAGCATTAAACAAGTGACTTCATCATCGTGGTACCGCTCACCAGTAATTGGGTCTGTTCCATCCATAGCTTCAGGCAACATCCTAGAACTTTTCTTAACAAACACTTCAAGCTCTCTTAATGTGTTTGGGTTTTTAACTACACACATCCCTTGCTTAAAAAAGGCAGTAGCGGAGCTAACTGCCTCTGACTTACTTCGGCCAGTCATCCTCCAACCTAAGTACTTTGTTGGCGATTCATTTTGTATGTTGTCTGTATTCTTGCGTCTAAAAATGCGGTGTAGCGGGTAGCACGACCGGAACAGGGCTAATGCTGCCGCTCCACATGAGTTAACCTCGGGTATCTGCCAAGCCATGTTATAGTAGGCTCCTAAAGCAATAGCTTCAGATGCAGACTCTTCAGGGTAGCATTTCTCTCTAAAGTGAGCGACTTGGGTAAGCTGCTCACCACGTTTATAAACATGGATAACATTGTAGTCGCATTGGGCGCTTTGCCCTTCTGCATAGTCAGATGACACAATGTATTCTTCGCCTGGTATTGGGTCTTCGTATATTTTTATAGGCCCAAAGCTTTCAGGGACAAACGTGAACATATTCGGGGAAACGGTGTATGTTTCTTTATTGACCTGACTCATCATAGCGTCAGAATCAGGTTGCAGTGCCCTTCTTCCTTCTTTGGTGATTAACTCGCCACGAACAGGGTTAGGCTCTTCCTTTATTCTTTCTGACTGATTAACGACCTGACTCATGTCAAAGATCGTTAGCGTCGAAGACATAAACGCTTCGCGCCAATGTGTAGGATACTGGTTTTTAAATATCTTAGACTTACCGTCACAACGGTCTTGAATGGCCCATCTACGCCACTCAATCCAACCCATTGGGTTTAGCTTTTCATTCTCGGGCTCTTTGTTCCATCGAGGGACAATGTGGTTTGTTAGTAGATCAAACTCATCATCATCGAGGTTTAGTAAAGACGAATACTTCTCTAGGCCAGTGCCATCTTTTCGAGAATGGCACTGCATCCAATCATAAAATAAGGCTTCGTTATCTTTATTAGGCTCTTGCCAGCACTGCTGTTCATCATCTAGCCAAGAAATAAACAGAGGCTCAAACTCAGACCTACCTGCTACAGCCTCTTCCCATAAACGAGAATACGAGTCACCGCGACTTTCAGCGGTAGTATCAATTACGATAGCCCCTGTGTTCTTACGAACAGTAGGGAACATCTCTTTAATAATTGTGCTTTGATTACGGTACTTTGCAAACTCTGAGAGCAAAAGATACTGAATTGTAGCACCTGTTCTTGCTAGCGGAGTTCTCTCTGTAAAGATCGAAATCGTAGAATTAAGCCCCCCGTATGGCTTAGCACCACCCCTTTCCCAGTTTAAAGTCTCTTGTTCAGGGATATCCCGTCTAAATTCCATGGGTTCTTTAAACGAACGAGAGTTACCCCAACGCTGTGGGCGGAGTGATGTGGGGTAGTTGCTATAGAATATATGGTTTCTTTTGTGGATCTCAGATGCCATATCATCTAACTGAGCGCCAACAACTACGTTTGTATTCGGAGTTAAGGAGGCTTGCCTATAAGCATCCATAGAAAAGAACGTCGTAGAGCCAATACGACGTGCCTTGCAGACAACAATGCGCAGAAACCCACGACTGAACCACTGTCGGTTTACAGCCTCTGCTATGCGTCTTTGTACACGTCTTAGTTTAACCCTGGCTATAGGGCCTTCTTCAGGGGCGATATAAAGAGGAGCTACATCGTTTTCAGCAAAGAAAGAGATGTCGGCAAGACAATCTCTTTTAAACTTATCAATGTGCTCATTCTTTATTGCCATACATCTTCTCTAAAGCTGAAGGTAGGGATGTGTCCTCTTCGCTACTCACAACCGAGGGTCTAACGCTCTTATGTAATGGTTCTGAGCAGATCAGACGACAAGCATCCCTAAATCCATCTTTAAACTGTTTAGATGCCATAAGTCTATCTTTTGGTGATAAATCGCTGTCACTCATTATTTCTGCCTCAACTTTAGCAGCAGCAAAAGTAGCAGCAACTACAGCTCTAACAGAGACACCGTGGTCCCGCTCGGCTTCCCAAGCAAGCCCAGCAAACATAGCGTCCACAGTAGACTCAGGAAGATTACCCAGCTTAATCCCAAGAGTAACGGTATCCAATGCCTCATCTTTCTTTTTAGCCATTAAGCTTCAAACTCAAGCTGTACGACAGTGTAAGTCCCCGCAGTGGTGTCGGCCCAGGGGGCACCAGCGGCCTCTACGGCGTTATATGGGGGGGTGGTGGTGGAGTCCAGCACGTTGTCAAACTTTAATAAGTCTGTGTACATGTTGGTTGCTCCCGCCCTGTCTCTAAAAGAAGCGTAGAAGTTTGTGTATAAGGCTTTTGATCTACTGGTCCCAAGCTCTTGGTCATTAATATGAGTTATCACCACCGGGTGATCCCAAATGACCAAAAGGAAAGTAGGCGCTGTAAACTCCCGACTAATAGTCTCGCCAATTACGCCCTTAATAAAAGATTTAGTCTCAATGGACTTCCCCTTAACTTTAACGCCGTCAAATCGACGAATATCATTGGGTAAAGAATAGCTGGGGTTTGTCCCCGACTTGTTGCTAACAACAAGAGAAATCGCCAAACTTAAATAGTCCTGTACGTTAGATATTGCCACAATGCCCTCCTAGCATAAGCCTCTCACAGGCTTCTCTATATAGCTTGTTAATATACTAATATGCCCTTGGCCCTCTAAGGGAGCCAAGGGCATTATATATATATACTTATATAGTACCCCATCCTGTGTCAACAACCAAAACGTTCATTGCTTAAACCTAGCGGCGGTAATACTTTTCAGCGTTTATAAGCATGTAATTTCGCACTTTTTAATATTTATTAAATAATTGCCTTTCTACAGCCCTAACCACTGCTGGCGTGTAGGAAAAAAGCACCCCCTGCAATTATGTCGGGAGACCTGTTTGGGCGTATTTAGTAGCATGTTTCTTTTAATAACCAAGGAGATTAAAGATGATTCAGTTTACAGCTATTAAAATGTTTAGAGAGGGGAAATGGGAAAGCATGCTAAAGGGCCATGACGGTAGTGGCACACTGATACTGGTGAACCCCAAAGAGATCTCTAGCATCTCCGATGAGCCCCTTGCGAGTGGTGACCCTGCCTGCATCATTGCCATGACAAACGGGGACCAAATAGTGGCTGATGAGGCTGTTCATGCGGCTATTGAGGCTTTGGTGGAGTATGAGCTTTCTTAGGTTATGTATATAGGGATGTTAATAGATATATAGGGGGGTGTCACCTTGGGGGTGACTCCCTTACCTTCCCGTTACGCTTAAAGCAATACTTTGTATTGCTGCTCCACTAGAGGTGATTAATCCTTAAAACAATGGGTCCCTGGCCCATTGCTGGATTAACCCATTGTGCTATCTAGCTCAGGTCGAAGTTGATGGCTAATATGTCCCTAGTAGATCCAAGATACCAACCTACACATCCAGATACCAACCGCAAGCGGTCGGCTCTGCCTTGTGTGGTCGGCTCTTGTCTCTCCAGGCATAAAGCTTTGCGAACATAGTGGCACCCGCAGGAAGATCATGTACGCATTTAACCTCTTGCATTTCCCCTTACGCACACGTACACGCGCGAAGTTTTCGTCAAGGCCATTCTGCCCTTAACAATCCTTGACCAACTGGGCCAGTTGGAGGGCGTTCGCAACCTGCGGCCAGGTTGAACCCCTTCTCCGATGTACTATAGAGACCAGTTATGCCTCTCACTGGGCTCTATAGTACCAAAGCTAGATGCCCCTGCTAACAGGGGTAACCTTCCTATGGGCCGACAAAAACAAGGGGTTGTTTTTACCGGTTTGCTTTGACTCTTAGCGCAGGAGCGCACGAGCCCGGTGACTGCCAGCGCCGGGTGCGAGAAGTGCTTGTTGTCACCTTTTATATTAGCTGATGCCAAGCCTTATTCTGATGCGGGCGTGTGCGCCCTCTACGGTGCCTATAGCACCTTAAGTTAGACGGGCCAAGGCTAACGCCTCTTGGCCTTCGATCTCTCTCTCTCTCTGTTTACTCATATTGTAGCCGAGTCACTCCGCCCGCAAGGACTCAAAATAAATGTTCGTGCGCGCGGTTCTGCTTTTGGCCTGTTAGAGAAACGGGGCCCTGCCCGTTGTATTTTTTGTCTCGACCTTCTGGCCCTCCGGGGGATGAGGCCAAAATGCTCACCGTGCTCCAAACATTTTTTTTGCCCGGTTCCCGGCAAGATTGTCTAGCATTCCCTGAGCCTATCCTCTTCCTTTGGAATTATAAAAGCGCTGTTGGTCCTAATGGGTCCCTGCCCATTAACCCTCTGGGCCTCCGGCGGGTTGCGCTCGTTTATAACTTCCAAAGCAATTCACCGCGAGCATAGGCTCAGGGAATCCTGTCAATCTAAGGACCTTGCGGTGCTCGCTTACCTCGGCTTCAATATTCTAAACAGCGCGAGAGAGCGCTACAACCAAGGAGAACGTTATGTTTAAGAGTTTAGAAGAGCAGATCATGGAAGTACTTACAGCAACCTTTAGCAAGGACGCAACCGAAGCAGCACTTGATGCCCTCTACGGTAAATACCTGGGTGCTATGAAACAAGTTGCTATCGAACGATATCGTGGGAGCACTACCCACAACCGGGACGTCTTCGGTGCAATGGACCACGCGCACTGCCACTTCATGGAGTGCGTGGAGTTAGTGATTCGGGACATACAAGCCCGTTGCGACTTCGTCAATTATATTTCTCAAGAAGCCAATACGGAAGAGGAGTACGACGAGTTTGTCCTCGCGATGCACGACACCCTCCACTAGTTGGTGCCCACCCCGTTAAACTACAAAGGAATACCCCGGCGTCATGGTGGCGTCGGGGTTTACTATTTCAAAAGGAGAATACGATGACTAATCAAGAGCAAACATGTGACAAGTGCGGATGGAAAGAAACCTTCTTTGGTAGCTGCCCTAACTGTGAGCAGGAAGCAGCATACTGGGACTCCCTGAACGACGGCAGTGAGCAGGAAGCGGAGTACTGGAATCAACTATCACGACTTCACGAAAGTTTCCGAGCAACGCGAAGGCATCTGATACCCCTCGCAAAACTTTATCCAACGACCGTGGGAACCAAAAGCAACTTCCGACGGC